TTATAGCCGAAGCATTGGCGATTTCTACACTTACCAGACAACCATCCCCTCAAGCCAAGCGTTCCACTTGTTCGACCCGCTACGCATCGACCAGTACCGAGGAATCTCCGCTTTCCATACCGCAATCAATGATTGCACGGACATCTACGACATTATCAACTTCGAGAAGATGGCCGCTAAAAATGCAAGCTCCCAAGCTGGCATTGTGAAGAGGAATAACAACAATGCCTCTGATCTCTCAAGTCTCACAAACGATGAAGATTTGAATGGGAACACGATTAAGCTAGAGGCGATTGAGTCTGGGAAAATCTCCTACCTAGAACCGGGTGAGGATATTGTGTTCCCAGATGGGCCGAGCCGACCAAGCGGAGCATTCGCAGAATTCCACAAGATTCTTTTAAGGAACATTTGCCTTGGCTTGGGCATCCCCTATTCGTTCGCCGTAGACCCTTCCGCTATGAGTGGCCCGACAGCCCGCCTTGAGATGCAACAAGCAGGGCGAACCTTCCGCAGATACCAGAAGCTCCTAGATGATAAGGTGCTTCGCCCAATCAAGAACATCGTTATTGCTGATGGAGTAGCGAGAGGATTGATTCAAAGGAATGTTGGAAGCAAAACAGCAAGAGGCATTTTTAATTTCGGGGCGAATGTCTCCATTGATTTAGGTAGAGAATCCGCTTCCGCAATTTCCGAGTTCAAGACTGGCCTCCGAACTGCCGCCGACATCTATGCCGAGCGAGGCCAAGATTTTGAGAGTGCTATGCGACAAAGGGCTATTGAGGCCAAGCTAGTGAAGGATTTGGCTGGCGAGTACGAAGTATCGGCAGACACGATTTCCGACATCGCCGCAGAGGGATTGACCAGAGACTCACAAAAAGCACAAGCAACCCCAACCGAAGGCGAGCAGACACCCGCTGGACAACCCTCGGACGAGGATATGCTTGGTGGTGCTTCACTCAATGGGGCACAAGTCGCATCCCTTATCAATGTTATCAATGCCGTGGCTATGGGTGCGGTTTCCAGGGAGGGTGCAGTATCTATTATCACCGCCGCCTTCCCGACCATCAGCCCAGACCAAGCAAGGGCAATCGTGGCGGGAGTCAACATTGGGACAACCATCCCCACGACCAAAGAAGAAAAACAGCAGATTGCAAAAGACCAAGAGGGCGATTCTTCGGGAGGCTCAACACCCCCAGCGCCAGAACCTACTACGCCCCCGACCGCCCCCGCTGGCACTTCTCAAAAAAAAAGTAATTTAGAGATTCTGGAAAGCCTAGACCCCGCATCTATTAAGATGCTGATTGAGGGTATGATGGGTGGGATTGAGTTGGCGAAATACGATGGGATTGATTTTACCCCACCACAAGGGGCTAGGGATGCCGCTAAAAGAGCCTTGGATGTGCGGGAAGGCAAACCAGCCAGCCAACGAGGAATGACCCCAGTAGGCATCGCTAGGGCGAGGGATTTGCAGAATGGCGTTAAGATGTCTCCCGACACAGTTCGCAGAATGAAAGCCTTTTTCGATAGGCACGAAGTGGATAAGAAAGGTGCAACTTGGGATGAGCAGGGGAAGGGCTGGCAAGCGTGGAATGGATGGGGTGGCGATGCTGGGTATGCTTGGGCAAGGAAAGTCGTTGGGCAGATGGAAGCAAGGGACAAGAAAACAGAGTTCGTTGCTGGCAGAGATTGTGGGCAAGATGAGGGTGGAACTTTCGGGCCAGACAACAAGTGTGCCGTAGGTTATGGGAGACCCCCACTCAAGGGAGGCTACACGCCAACCCGACCCGGTGGGAAATTCCCCAAGGATTACAAAAGGCCAACATCTCAAGACGAAAGGGGCAAAAGGCCATCTCCACCAGTTGCAAAACCCGGATTGCCGCCTCCACCACCGCCAACTGGGAAACCTAAAAAACAAACAGAATCCGAAAAAAGGGTTTCAAAAATAAATGATAAATTTAGAAAAGATGGCATTCAAGCATTGCTTCCAGAAAATCCTAGAAGAGCAGAAGAAATAGAAAAGTCGTATAATAATCTAAAATCAAGGGGTTACGAAATCCCGCCGCCAGATCAAGTATTTACTATGGATTTGAAAAAAAGTTATGGCGGAGATTATGAGGGCGTATATGCAGTTGCCACAAGAAGCAAGGCTGGGCAAGAGCAAATGATTTTTAATTCAGCTAAATTCAATAGAGGAGATGATAGTGTTGTTTTGGATTTAGAGTCAGATGTAAGAAGAAAGTGGCTTTCAACAACAGATGTATTTGCTCACGAATATGCACATAATGCTCACATAAAGTCGATTGGAGAGAAAGACGCAGATATTTATAGGGTTTGGAAATTTGGTAAAATAACCTCTGTAACAGCATCCAAGGTTAGTAAATATGCTGGTAAAAACGCATTAGAGTTTGTTGCTGAAACTTTTGCTGGGCACGCAAATGGAAAGAAGTATGATAAGGATGTATATAAACTATATGAGTATTTCAAAGGGCCGAAACTAAAATGATATTTTCAGAAAAAGATTTTAATCAAGATAAGTATGATCGGGCTATGGATATATACATTAAGAGTTTATTTAATGGCAAAACCGAGGATATTTCAAAAGTAGAAAAAGAAGAACTAGCAGAACAAGCCTCTTGCCCAATCGCAACCCAAGACATCAAAACCAACCTAGCCAATAGGCAGACAGCGGTGGACGATGCGAACTACGGCCCAGCCAATCCGAACGAGCCAAACGAGGACTACTGGAAGGAAAAGGCAGACGAATTTCAAGGCGATGTAGTCACAGCAAAGAAGATGCTTTGTGGTAATTGTGCGGCCTTCGACCAGAGGAGCAAGGTTCTTGGGTGCATTAAGAAGGGCATCGGAGAGGACGCAAACGAGGTGGCTATTGGTGGCGATCTAGGTTACTGCGAGATATTTGATTTCAAGTGTGCGGCCAAAAGGACTTGTGATGCTTGGATTGTTGGTGGGCCGATTACAGACAAGAAGGAAGAACTAGCCCGACCAGTCTCCCAAACCCCAGCCCCTCCCAAGGAACGAATCAAAGGCTCAAAGGAGAACCCCGAAGGCACGGCATCCACTAGGAGCAAAGCTGGTGACATTGAGATTTCAGCCGAGAACGAAGAGGCATTGAAGAACAAGATTGCCGAGTTCAAAGACAAGCACCCCTCAAGGAAAGCCCCCACCCTTGGAGCATTGAAGAAAGTGTTTCGCAGGGGGGCGGGTGCGTTCTCGACTAGCTTTAGGCCAACGATTACCGGGGGAAAGCCCAACTCTAGGAACGCTTGGGCTATGGCTAGGGTGAACAAGTTTCTTAAGATGGCTGGTGGGGGCGAGGTCAAAGACTCTTACCGCAAGGCAGACGGCGACCTTCTTTGACATAATCTAGGCATTTATGCCTTTGCCCCTACCTTCCGCAGACGAATCCGAACAAGACTTTGTATCCCGCTTTATGGGTGACGAAGAGGCAGTATCCAAGTTCCCAGATGAAACACAAAGAGCGGCGGTTGCCTATTCTACTTATAGGGATGAGGAGATGGAGGAAATGGAGCTAGGTGGAGTTTCAATTTTAGAGGTTGGTGAAGCAAAAGGACACGATCTTTTCGTGGATAAAGTTAGCTTGCAGACCGCCCTAAATCTTATGAGCAAGGCAAAGAACGGCGTGAAGGTGAAGATGAACCACGGAAGCGGATTAGACGCAGTAGTTGGCTTTGCCAGAAACCCCCGCATTGAAGGGGATAGGCTTGTTGCTGATCTTCGCTTGCTCCGCAACTCACCCCACTACGGCCTAATCAAAGAGATGGCATCCGAAGCCCCCGACCAGTTTGGGGTTTCATTGGCTTTCGTGAATGAGTCCGAGACCATCAACGGAAAGGATTACATTCGACCCCAGAGCATCGCCTCTGCTGATTTAGTTTCCAGCCCAGCCGCCACGAATGGATTATTCGAGGAGATGGTGAAGTTTATGGAAAAACTCGGTTATATGCAGGGAGGCAAGACCATCCCAGCCGTAGCCAAAGAAGCCGTGGAGGAAGCTCCACTTGACAAAAAGGACAAAACAAATATGGAAAACAATTATATGAAAGATATTGAGGACATCAAAGTCCGCCTAGGGGCTATCGAGGCCGCTATGAAACCCAAAGAAGAAATGAAGAAAGAGGAGATGGCCGAAGATAAGAAGCCCTCCGAGACCCCCGCCCCAGAAATTTCGGTTGAGGTTGAGCCTTCTGAAAAAGAAGATGACACCGAGGAGATGAGTGCGGTTGTGAAGAAAGTTCTCACCGAGTTCGGCATTAAGCCCATTCCCGCCTCCCCTTCAATCGAAGTTCCATCCGAGAAAAAGGAAGAACCCAAAACTTTTGAAGCTCTCGTGGCCGCCCATAGCGACTACGGAACAAGCAAGCTCAAGGCGATGAAAGCCGTGATGCTCTCCAACCCCAAAGAATACTCCGAGGCTCTGTCTCGTGGTATTACCAAACTCTAAACAAAGGATAATACTAAAATGGCAACAAACATTGACGGTGGTGCAGTTCGCACCTTTAACTTCGCTTCGGCGATTTCGGCTTATCGATTCGTTCAAATCGGAACAGATGGATTGGCAGTAGCGGCAGTCTCCGGCACGGCTCGTGCAGTTGGCTCTACTATCGCTGATGTAGCGGCTGGTGACAACGGAGCAGTCAAGCTGTTCTACCCAACCTTTTTTGCAACTTGTGACACGGCGATTGCGGCTGGAGGCCTTGTGGCTACTAGCACGGCTGGCCTCGTGACAACTGCGGCCGCCAATGTTGGCGTTGTCGGAGTTGCTCTCGAAGGTGGTGCGGCTGATGCAGTAATCGAAGTCGCAGTTCCCTTAACCCAGTAATTTAACCAACCAAGAAAGAATATAAAAAATGAGTTACATTAGCGGCGGTTCAAGCATTCGGGCTGATATCAACCAAGCCCTCATTGAAGCCCCTCAAGCCGATGTCGGTTTGATCGGAGCACAACTCCTACCCTTGCAGAATGTGGATGCAAAGGCTGGAACATACCTCAAAGTCCAACTCGGCGGTGCAGAGTTGCTGACCAACAATGCGGCGGCTCGTGATGCTGGTTCTTCATACAGCCGAGGAATTCGCTCCTTTAGCTCTGCGAACTACTCGACCGATGAGTACGGCCTCGAGGAGTTGCTAGACGATTCAGCCGTAAAAGATCTCAACAGATTTTTTTCGTACGAATCCGAAACCGCCAAGTTCTTGCTCCGTCAGTTGAAGCTCTCCCACGAGAAGCGAGTTTCCGATCTTCTCTGGAATGCAACGACTCCATTCACCATCGCTGACCAGACTCGTGCAGTTGCCTACACCCAAGCGAATATCGCCACGATTGATGTGGCTCGTGATGTGGCGGCGGCTAAATTGGCTCTTCAGCAGTATGGTTACGAGCCGAATTGCGTTGCGATGTCTGCCAATGTGTTTGAGTTGATTCGTCGCTCTACCCTCCTACAGAATCAGTTTTTCGGAGTTATCTCCAATACTGGTGCAAGGTTGTTGAGCGAAGCTGAAATTGCGGCGGCTCTTGGAGTCAATAGCCTCCTCGTTGGTCGTGCGGCGATCAATACCGCTGGCAAGAACAAAGCCTACTCTGGTTCGTTTGTTGTTCCAGACACCAAGATTGTTGTGGGTCAGATTGCTGGTGGTGAGTTCACCGCTGGTGGAATCGGACGCACTTTGGTCTGGTCGGGTGACTCGGCTGGTGGTTTCGTTAGCGAAAGCTATCGTGACGAAGCTCGCCGTAGCCAAGTGTTGCGTGTGCGTATGAACACCGATGAGGTCGTAATTGACCCCAATGCGGCGGTTCGTATCACCACCAACTTCGCCTAAAGATTGTTGGTTGTTTCCTCTGAAGAAGGGGGAGTGGGTGAATAACCTGCTCCCCCTTTTTCTTTTAATTGACATCCCTTAATAACTAGAAATCCTAGTCTAAATGAAAATCCCTATTTCCCTTTACCTAATCGCTGGAAATGAAGAAGCCCACATCAAGCGAGTCATTGAATCTTTTAAGCCCATCGCAGAAGAAATTATTGTTTGTATGGCTAGGGGGTCAGCTACGCCAGACAAGACAGAAGAGATCGCTCTTTCGCTTGGGGCTAAAGTCATTCATTACAAGAATAAGAAAACTGACTGGCCTCACATAGACGATTTTGCTTCTGCTAGAAACACAGCCCTAGATGCTTGTAAGAACGAGTGGTCTATTTGGGTGGATGCTGACGATATTATGGCCGAGGGCGGGGAAAAGGTTTTAGAAGAGGGATTGGAGCAAGCAGAAAAAGTGGGGGCTGAAATTGTTTGTTTCCGTTATCTGGTTGAGAACGCCGGATTGAATCCTATTCGAGAGATGGCCTTGCGTAAGGGGTGCGGTAGGTGGAGGAATCGAGTTCACGAAGCCCTTGAGCCAAACGACAGAAATAAGCTATTGGCGATTGATAAGATATTTAGGATTCACCGCCCAATTACAAGCAAGGCAGATTCGGCAGATAGAAACCATCGAATCCTAGCAGACGAGCTAACCTCTACCCCATTCAATCTTTATTATCAGCACCAAGAGTTTTTCTTGAGGGGGCAAGTGGATAAGGCGATTGAGGTGGGGGAAAGAGCGTTGGCATTCCCAGACCTAGACGAGACTCTCAAATATGAGCTTCTGTGTAACCTTGGGAGATGCTCACTCGGTGATAAACGATTTAGATATTTAGGGGAGGCGATTGCGATCAATCCTATTCGGAGAGAGGCTTATTTTTATTTGATGGCCGAATACTCCGCAAGAGGCGATTGGCCGAAGGCTTGGCACTCTGGAAGGGCTTGTATGGCGATGCCAAGACCACCTTTGCACTATTGGAATCAAGTTCACGCAATCTACGATTGGCAAGCCCTCGATGGATACAGAGTGGCTTCTCTTTGTTACAATCAAAAAGAAGAGGTTGCCAAGTTGACCAATATGTATCCCAAGCCAAAGATTAGTATTATTCACGCTACAAGGGGTAGGCCAGACTTGGCATTCCAAAGGAAAATTCAATGGCTTGCCTTGGCTAAAGAGCCACTGGCAGTTGAATGGCTATTTATGGTAGATCACGATGAACAAGTGAATTACACTCCCCACGATGCAAAAAGAGTTAATCCCGGTGGAATTATCAATGCTTGGAACGAGGGGGCAAAGATGGCAAAAAGCGAGGTTATTGTGCAAATGAGCGATGATTGGAGTCCTCCGAGGCACTGGGATGCCCTAATTTTGAGCAGAATCGACAACCTAGAGGCCGAAAGGGTGCTGGCAGTATCAGATGGCCTCCGAACCGACAAACTGCTTTGTATGGCTATCCTAACGCAAAAGAGGCTACGCAAGCAGGGGGGAAATATGTTCCACCCATCCTACCAAGAATCGGACGGCATTTATTCCGATAACGAGTTCACGGATAGAGCCTATGCCGATGATGTGGTTATTGAGGCAAAGGACTTAATCTTTAGACACGAGAACCCAATGTTCGCAGGCGGCAACCCAGACGAACAACTAAAGAATCACAACAAGCCGGAGTTCTACGAGAAAGGAAAAGCGATCTATGAAAAACGCAAAGCAAATAATTGGGTGTAGGAAATCAAAGAAGGGGGAAGATACCAAGGGGCTTGGTATAATTAAATTCGGCAAATCTCGCCCTGACCCAACCAAGTATGTAAAAGTTGATATTACCTATGACAAAAAAGCAGAGAAAGATTTGTATGAGTGCGGGATGATTGCGTTAAAGCACGACAAGGAAGCAGTCATTCAATATGTGATTGTAAAGGCTCTTACTGGATACGCAAAGTGCAAGAAATAAGCATCTACGACTCCTTTGGCCAAGCTCTTGCAAAATATAGCAAGGGGCTTGAGATCGGGTTAGAGATTGGGGGGGGAACTGGGGATGGCTCAACTCAATGTATTAGGACAAAAAGGCTGTTCAGCATTGAGAATCACCCAGATCGTATAGGCCGCCATTCAATGAACCTATCTGCAAGGGGAGGTGTTGCCATCAACGGCACGGCAACCCTATCAAGGCTCTGGATGAACAAGAATGATATCGAGGAATTTTATAGGACTATCAAAACAAATCTCAACCAATACCCGCTCGAAACAGTTTTAGGCTGGCACAATGTCTGCCTAGAGACTGCCTTTCCTTATTCGACCAACGCCATCGAGGACATTCACTTTGAGCATAATGTAGATTTTAACTTTGTGCTAATTGACGGCTCTCCTTTCTCTGGTGAGGCCGAACTGCGTTGCGTCCGTCCCTTCCTAGCGGAGAAGGCAATTATCGCATTGGACGATGTGAACGACATCAAAAACTTGGCGAACTACAACAAGCTCAAGGGATTTGCTAAACTGCTTTGGGAGGATTGGTCGGTGCGTAATGGTGCGGCTATATTTGAACTATGACCAAGGGAATCGTCACATCAGAATCACCCGAAATTCATTGGCAACATCTCGATGTGGCTGGCGGCAGGGTGCTTGACTTGGGGTGTGCGTTCTGGACAGAAACAGAAAGGCAAGAGGCCAACGGAACAACCAAGTATTTTCTATCACAAAAGCCAGAGTTTTATATGGGGGTGGACATAAACCAAGGAGACATTCAAACCCTTTCTCAACAATACCCGCAAGGAAAGTTCTTGTGCGAAAAGGCAGATTCCGCATTCCAAATAGATGTTTGGATAACAGAGAACTCTATCACCCACATTAAGTGCGACATCGAAGGAGACGAGACTCAACTTCTGCAAATTGGGAATGTCCACAACCTAAAAGAAATTGCTATTGAGCTACACTATTCAGACGCTTGGCTAAAAGAGTTTATGGATTGGTTTGATTCGATTGGGTTTGATTGCTACCGGCACGACTCGGTTTCTTTCTGTCCAGAGATTAGCGTTATTTATGGTCGCTTGAAATGCTAACCATCTTTACCATCGTCCTCAATGGGATGCCCTACATTCAAAGGCATCTAGCAGAGTTTCAGAAGTTAAAGATTCCGTGGGAGTGGAGGATTGTCGAGGGAGTGGCCGAGCCTCTTGGATGCACCCGCTGGTGCAAGCAAGTTCCAGAGAAGTACCATAAGAACTTTGTGAGCGTGGATGGAACGCACGAATATCTTGAGAGCATTAGGGGCAAGAATGTTTCAGTCTATTGGCAAGCAAAGCCCTTCCTCGGCAAGCTAGCGATGATTAACGAGGCATTGAAGGGGGTGGAGAATGGCGTTGTGATGGAGATTGATTCCGATGAGATATGGAGAGCCGACCAGCTAGAAGCAATCTTTGGGCATCTCAAGGGTTGCGAGGAAGGGCGAGCGATGCAGTTCCATTGCAATTATTATGTGGGGCAGAATAAAAAAGTTGTGACTAGGGAAGGATTTGCTTCGCATTGGTACGAATGGTTGAGGGCTTGGAAGTGGGGCAAGGATGTTCACTTTATCAGCCACGAACCGCCCAAACTTAATGTCCAGTCGATGATGATTCCGAGGGGAGTGACAGAAACTTGGGGGCTAACCTTCGACCACTTCGCCTACGCCATAAAGGAGCAAGCCCAATTCAAGGAAGATTTCTATGGGTATAAGGGGCTAGTCGAGGGATGGGAAAGGCTACAACAAACCACTAACCCAGTTAGGTTGAGAGATTATTTACCATTTATAACAGATAAGAGCGTTGCCGATGAGTGTTAAAACTATTAAGTATTCGCAGAGGTTGGGGGATGTGCTTCGTTGCTTGCCAGCCGCCAAACATCTAGCCGACCAAGGCCACGAAGTTTTCTTTGATTGCTTGCCTCAATATCATTCAGTCTTTGATTTAGTTAGTTATGTGAAGGCCGGAAGCAAGGGGGATATTATTGATCTTGAAGTATGGCCGAACAAGTATGAGGCTTATCGGAAAAGCAAAAGAAGCTGGACTGACTTTGTGTATAGCCATCCAGAGATTAAGGGCGCAGACAAGACCAACATCATCCTCGACAAGCTAGACGACAAACCAGCCGAGGGACTTCCAGAGTCTT